AGTTTAGATTTTTAAATAGTTCAATGATAAATAATTATTCAAACTATTTTATATACTCTTATAGTATAATGGATAAGTTTACTCAATTATTCTGGTTTTTTTCTTTACTTTTTATTATTTTATCTGCCTATTTACTATGTTGCACAAAAAAAACTAATATATTTTATTTACAGATTACTTCGGGATGTGGTATGTTTGCTACAAGTAAGATTGGGCGTAATTTTTTAGGGTTAGTGTAAAATGGGGATAAGTTACATTAAACACTATAGATTTGTTCGGTATTATAGGGATAGAGTCTAGGTCTAGAAGTATAAATTGGATCAGTATAAATTGAACCAGTATAAATTGGGATATAGTTGTTAATATTCATATTTTTAATGAAATCATAATTATTTATAATTTTATTAATACAGAGATAGAGTAGAATTGATAAAACAACTTCAATCATAATAATATTATAATACAATGGAATACTAGTAATTGTGTTATTAATATCCAGAAATAGAATAACAATAATTGCAGAAACAAATAAAATTTTAATTACATAGTTATAGTTAATTTGCCGATAATTTAAAACAATACATTCAATATAATTCATCCTATTTATAGAATAAAATAGTTGTGTTGATAATATGAATATATGTATAATTGTAAATATAGTATACCAAAGAATATTTATAAGGTAATATATCAAAAATATATAAGTGCCTATCGTTCCATATACAATTGTGTTATTATGTATTGAATTTAAACAATTAAATAGTCCAATAACCAAACAACCTATTATGGTAATAGCTAGAAAGAGCACTATACGATGACCTGTTAATAATTCAGGAAAATGTTGTAAATTTGGTTGGATCGTCTTGCTTTTTTGTAATAAGGTTGATTTAATTGAGTTATTGGCTTGATCCAGATCCAGATCTGCTAATTTTTGTCTAGCTACGTTGGGATGAAATAATAATGGTTCATCTTCAGATGACTGAGAATGATGATTTGAATTATACCCATATTCTGTATTGACACTAACACGATCAATTGCATTATCACATGCTTTATTCGTGCATACTTCCAAAAAGGGATTTGAAGCATTGTGCGTCATTTTATTTTATTGAAGAGTTTATCGTTAGTTATCGTTAGTTATAGTTTACATAAATTATAACTAATAATTCAATTTTTTTAACACCTTTTCACATTTCGTTTCGTTTATACTCTTCTTCTAACTGCACCTAAATTACCTGCTTGGCAAGATGCACCCACACAACCTTTGCCTGAATTTGGATTTGAATACCAATTATTACTCTTCATAATGATACCTCTCATATTCGGCAAAAATTGTTGGTTATTCGTTCGTCCATAATTTCTAACAACAAATTGAGACATGATATTATACTATGCTATAATATAATAATTTTATAAAATAATTAAACTCTACGACGCCGTAGTGTATATTTTTTCTTTTTAATTCTATTTTTTAAACGCCGTAAGGTTTTGTGACCTTTTTTAGATTTATTTTTATTCTTATTTTTACTTTTCATCATACGTTTTGTCTTATACCTGTATTTACGTTTTTTAATAAGAGGATAGAGGCGTTTACTTTTTCGTTTGCGGTTGTTGTTAGACCCACCACTAGATGTAGTTTCTGTTTGATTATTTTTATCATGATATTTGTTTTTTAAATAATCGTATTTTGTTCCCGGTTTTTTACTCTCTTTTATGATTTTTTCTATTTTTACTATTTTATCCTTTCTTTCTTTTAATTTACTCGTTATTTCACTTAATTTTGCAATAAGGTCTTTTTTTTCAGTATCTTTCAAACTATATTCACTGTCTTTTTTTAATTCTGCTTCAACCTTAGTATTTAGAGCTTTAATTCCTCTACTTGATAAAAACCTTGAAATATCACTATTAATAATACTTATATCGCCTTCAATTTTTCTTTTCTCTCTCTCTATGTCACTTTTTTCTTTTTTTAATGTATTTAAATATTCAGAAAACAACCTTAAAAGTGCTTGCATTTTTTCAATATCATTAATCTTACCAGCAGTATCTAAATAATCTTCTTCTAATGATTCTATATTTAATGTTATTCCGTTTGAATCATTATCAGGTCGTTTTTCTTTCTCATAGGATGCTTCTTGTTCTTTTGTTAAATTAGTAAGGATCCCTTCATAAAATTTAGCAATCAATAATTCTTTATTTAATTTTTTAAGTTGGTCAAATTTATCCCTTAACTCTTTTTCTACCGCATCTTTTTTAATCTTAATGGACTCTCTTTTCTTTTCATTATCAACATTGGAAAATAACATTTTTCTTTTTTGTAAAATGTCTTTCCATTTCTTAATTATGAATTCGCCATTTGTGCCAAATTTGTTTGCGTCAAGCAATACATCTGCCTTTTTCTTTCTTATATCTGTTTGAAGTTTTAATAGTTTATCGGTGAATGATGTCACTTTGTATTTATCACCTGGATCAGAACTTGCATTTAAGCGTTTTATTTCTTCTTTTAAATTTCTCTCTTGGTCTTCTAACAGTGTAACTGCATTATCAATGGTCTTATATTTTTTTAAAAATGGTTCAACGTGTTTCTGATTGATTAGATTTTCTTCTTCCTTCCTTTTTTTTTCTACAACTTTTATTTCTAATGGTTTTTTAGTCAGGCCACTTAATTCTGTTTTTAATGCATCAATCGTATCATTTCTAATTTTTATTTGCTCATTCGCTCTGTTTTCCCTATCTTCTTCGGTTTCATTCTCGTTTATAGGACCAATAAAAGGTTTTATTGGAATCTCAATACCTAATGCAAGAACTTCATTATACATTTTATCTTTTATGCTATCCTGTAACTGCCGAAGTAATGATTTATCATCTTTATTATCCTCTGAAATATTTTTATATTCTTCACGTAATTCATTTATTTTTGTTTCAAAATTCTCATATTTTTTATCTAGTTCTTTTGTTTCTTTCTCCCATAACGGCGGAACCTCGCCTAATTCTTTTTGTTTTCGTTCCAATTCGGCCATTTTTTTCTGCAATGGCGTCATGCTACGCTCCATTTCCAAACGTTCGCGTTCACTCGTTGGTTCCTTTTGATATTTATTGCGTTTTTCCCAATCCAATTGTAATTGTCCAAAATTCCGATCTTTTGAAACTTCCGAAGTATGTAAAATAGACGGCACAGTTGCTTTCTTTTCTTCAACATAACCAAAATTTGTCCCAAACACTTCTTGGGCTTCTTTGGCAATACTCGCTTTTTTGGCCTTACAACTCATACGACCAAAATCGCCAACACCTGGATTATTAATTGCATCTAATAGTTGTAGTTCAACTGTAATTGTGTAAAATAATGGAATGTTATGTTGATGTGAATCTACTTTTTCTAATGATGTGTTTGTATCGGTAGACTGAACATATTTTGGTATATAGCTACTTTTACCAATAATATACTCGTTCCCTAAAATAAAAAATTTTCCTTTTACTGGAAAAAACAAACTCTTAATTAATGCTATATTATTTGTGATAATTTCTTCTTGCGATAATGGTTCATCTTTTTGAATTGTAATCACATCAGTGTCCGATTCTTGTGCAAAACTTGCTAATGCGTTTTGTGCCAAAGAAACAGTATAATTTTTTATATCCGATTTATCAACAAGTAATGTTGGATCATATTCTTTCTCAGGAGCAGTAACATATTTAATAACTCTTATATATTTGTCCAAATCCAAAAATGCAGTTTGATAATCAGTTCCAATGCCTGCTTGTTTTAAATCCTTCATTGTAATTTTTACAAAAGAAGGAAACAAAATATAGTTTTTATTTTTGGTAATATCTTTTACTTCGGACATATTTGGATGAAACGGAATTAAATCATATTCTTTTGTAGTTAAATCTCCAATTGTTTTTACATTTATTTTCAATGTCGTTGTATTTATAATTGGAATATCCCGTTTATTATCATTTTTATTACCCTTCTTGCCTTTATCTCTATTCATATCTCTGTTTTTATTTCTGTCATTATTTTCTTCGGAAAATGACATTATAATCTTATATTAAGTATATAAAAGATTATATAATTAAAAATATTATTCAACTACAATCAGTAAAAACTAAAACTATTAAAACGATTAACAAATTAATATATCACACTTCATAATTATATTATGGTAGAAGAAATAATATTATTGTTTGCATTTGTTAAATATGTGCTAAATTTATTTTGCATGTCACGCTTTCTATAACGCTCTGCTTTATTTAAAGTATCTAATGCTTTTGCTTCTTCTTCTGGACTAATCATACCGTCATTATTCGTATCAATAAATGTGGTGATTTGTTTCATTCGTTCAGGCACAATACAATATTTGCTTTTTTCATTAAACGCAAATTCAGATAAAATAATGAAAGCAGCAGTTAATAAAATGGCATAAACGACATCACGTGTTCCCATAAATACAATTGCAAAAATAAGAATTTCACGTGCAAGACCTTCTCTCAATAATTTTTCCTGTCCTTTTGTAAATTTAAAATCAACATATTTTGAACCAACATTCAGCATAATCATTGTAATACCAATCAATAATTTGCTTGTATTAATATTGTTCAAATATAAATCATTAATATTTTTATAAATATTTGTTATCATTATATATCTCCTATAAAATAGATATATAATATAAAATTTTATAAAATTGAAATTAGTATATATCTATTTAAATCATTTTAAACCTATTCACCAACAATATTAAAAATGAGTTATACAAAAATTCAAAAATATGGAAATTTACATATGCAGATAAAAACGAATAAGGACGGAATAGAAAAATATGATAAAATTTTAGTCAAGTGTATGGGGAGTAGTTGTAAACTGAACTATTTTATTTTTGGAAGCACAGAACATAATGAACAGTTACATTTTGATAAACAAACCAATGCATGGTGGTGTTGTGATTGTTCTGGATTTGTTGAGGTAACAAATAACGAAAATAATAAACAATCCGTTAATATTAATAATAGCACAAAACAAGTGTTAGGTCACATTTAAAAATCTACAATCTACTTGAAAAACAGATCCATAAATGGAATACCAAATGATTTATCCATTAAACTTAATCCTTGTTCTTGTAAACTAATTATTATTCCAATTAAAGCACTCGGTAATTTTATTATAAGTGTTACTATATTAAGTAATACATCTACGATTTGATTTAATATTTTAAACAACATCGCGGGTAACTCAATAAATATTTTTAAAACATTTTCAAGCGAGGATGCAATTCTTTCTACAAAACTAATAAAACTTGTAATCGTAGTAGTAATTAAATCTATAATCATATCGGCGTTACGTCGTATAAACTCAGGCAAATTTCCCAAAATAGCAAAAAACTGTTTAAAATATTTCATCCCCATATTGAAAAATTTCATAAATATTCTTTTCACAATATTTATCATTTGTTTTGCAAAATTAATAATGGGTTTAATAATATCTTTCATGTTTTGGAGAAAATCAAATAAACGTTCTAATATTTTATTCAAAAATTGGTATGGCATTTTAATTGTCATATAAGCAAACTGTTCTGCAATAGTATATGTGGTTTGGACGGTTTCTATCATTCGTTCATCACCTTGACTTAATTTATAACTACCAACTGTATCTTTTTTTTTATTATCTGCAAGTGAACCTTCGCCGCGATGTTTAAATGGTTTATCATTAAAACCTTCTTTTAATGTGTTACCATTACTCATGCTATTTTTTAATCCATTCATTATTTTAGATTTTATTTCTGTAAAATTTAGTTCATTTAAAAAAACTCTTTCTACTAGAATTAATAATAAAATGATTAATATAATGTATATAATATCGTCATATGACATATATTATATAAAAGTATAATAAAATTTACAATAATTAATTATTGCCATTATAACCATTATTGCCATTATTGTCATTTTCAACATTTATAACTCTTTCAGAAGATGCCTTTTTTGGTTTCAAATTTTCTTCTGTTGTTAACTTATCATCCATGGTAGTTTCTTCATTCTTTTCCAATATGGTATTATTATCAAACCCTTCAAATACAATCTGATTATTAATCTCATAATTAAATTCAGATAAAAATATAATTAATAATGCCATCATAAAACCACCTGTTTTATTGTATAATGTAACTACAATCATTAACATGACTAGTAAAAATCTACCTTTCAATGTTTTACTAAATTTTACCAAAACCATTGGCATGGTATAAATTAAAAAGGATACAATAAAAAAAATAGTAATTATTTCGGGTGCAATATACATTTATACTATGATGATATTTTTTAATAATACTTTAACTATAGTATTCTTTTCTATAATTTACATATTATATTTATTAATGTTGATTATGGGTGATTATGATTTATTAGTTATGTTTTTATGAAAATAAAAATATCTTATTTTCATATAGATAATGTCATCATCTTTAGCATATTCTGAGATTGATACAAATAATACAAATAATACAAATAAAGAAGGAGAGTTGCAAAAGAACAGTCAACCAAAACGTAATAATGCGACTATAAGAAGAAGACCTCAAATAAATAAACCAAATAATCAAAATGTTTCTGATATGTTAAAAATAATTAATGATACAAATGGCTATGAAAGTATTCAAGACAACAATGACGAAAGCGAATTAGGTGATTTTAATCCACCACCAAGACCCACATTAAATAATAAAAATCCCACATTTGAAGGTAATAAAAATAAAAATCAAAATCAAACCACGATTGATATTGATCCTGAACAACCAGTATCAGTAAACCCACAAAACATAGATCAAGTAAAAAATGATACAACACAACAAGTTGTTCAAAATCGTGTTTATCCTCAACCAATGGACAGTTATGAAGGTTACCAAGATATGCCGAAAAATTATTCCAAACAATTTTACAAAAATTATGTTCCTTATTTTAATCAAAACGGTTATACCAATCTTACCTCTAATTCAAATCAGAATAAAGATCAATTGTTGGAGAAATTAAACTATATGATTCATTTATTAGAAGAGCAAAAAGATGAAAAAACCGGTCATGTTATTGAAGAAGTGATTTTATATTCATTTTTAGGCATTTTTATTATATTTATTGTTGATTCATTTGCTCGCGCTGGAAAGTATACACGCTAATATCTATTATATACTATCTACATATACTATCTACTATCTACCATATAGTAGTTAATAAAGTATTAACACGTCTGATTGTTTTATTGAATGACAAGCATAATTGTATAAGAAAAAAGCAGTTGGGTTTTTAAATTTCATATCAACTCCTACCTTATTTTTTAGGTAATCAATCACGCATTTACTATCAGCGGTCTCTTCTATAAGTAGTATATCAGCATTTATTTTTGATAAACTAATTGTAAATCCAGCAATTAAAATATCAATACTAGCTAAATGCGAATTAGATATAATACTTATACATTCAATCGCTCTTTTATTATCGTAAAAAAGTTCTAATGCTCTGAATACATAGATAGAAACAAATTCGCCATTCAATAACAACCCATAGAGTTTCAACTTCCCTAATTTAATTAAATGAATTAAATTGGAAATATCAGGTAGAATAGAGCATTTAAACCGTTTTAATTGCTCTCTAATAAATGCTGTTAATAAAGTGAAGTGTTGTTGTCCGACCTCAATGACACTTATAGAAGGATGTAACCTATATTCCGGAAATAACGGTGTGATATCAAAACAATAAGTATTATAATATACAAGAGGCACAATTGCATTTAATTGTCCTTCACGTTTAAATAAACAAACACTCACTTTGGGGTTTTCATGAACAATATTATAATACAAGGTTTGAATCACTTCGGGTGCAATTCCCTTTTTACGATAGGCGGGATGTATACACAAATTGTCCACATAATAAACTGGGAATGATATTTTCTGTTTGTTTTTAATTAAATTTATATTTAAGGGGCGTGCAGATATCACGCCAATAATTTCTTTGTCAGGAACCGCTAAGGGTATGCCTTTTTCAAATAATAGTTTTGGTTCTTGATATATATTAAAAAAAGATGGATGATTAGAGCATTTTAAATAGGATGTTATATCTTCAACTGACGGTTTATACTCAGTAGAAGAATGAATCATATAATTGTTTTTGATGAAAGCACCAATGTGTTCCAATTCAATCAGTTTATCTTTACTCTCATTCTTTGCATCCTTTTCTGGTTCATTTGATACTTTAATCAACTTGTTATTTACTAGATTAACGTATTTGTTAATTTTAGGTAAGTCTTTATTTATTAATCCTGGGGGGTTAATCCAAAATTTTAAATTGTAAATATGAAATACCGGTTGTGTTAACCAAAAATTCAATTTTACTCTTATATAGGCAGTTATGATTAGATATACAATAATAATAATTGCAATTATATACAAAAAAATGTGGGAGGTCATACTATAATCATAATATAAAATAGTTATTCTATTTATACTATTATACTATTATACCATTTTACTATTATACCATTTTACTATTTTATAATATAGTTAATTCGGTTTTTGTAAAAAATAGATATACTGATTCTCATATTGACATTTCATCATATCAATCTTAGAAACAATAATAAACCCCACTTCCTTTGCTAAATTTAATATTTCGGACTGAGTAGATAAGTAAAATGCGTGTTCATTTTTGGTAACATTCCCATTTTTCTTATTTTTTAATGTTTCAACCAAAAATGCGTTTGGACTATCGGCGCTGTTTACACTATTTTTTATGTCAAAATTAGATTTATATTCTATTGTATCAAAATGAACCGTTGTATTCGTAATTCTTTTTTTTGCATATTTTTGCGGTGATACGATATAAAATGGATTTCCAGCAGGAATAATCGGATCAAACCTGTCTCGGTTTACAAGGTGAAGTGCGAGATGTCCACCCGGTTTTAACCAATACATACAGTTATCAAAAAATTGGCGTTTATTTTGAATATAATAGATTGTAAAATAAAAACAAGAAATATGTGTAAATGACTGGTCTGGAAACATTGCTTGATTCATAACATCACCTAATTGAAATTTTAAATCAGGATACGTTTTTTGAGATTCCCTTATCATTGTCGGAGAGATATCAACGCCAATACTATCAAGCCCATGCGCTTTATAACTGCTTACATGATGCCCGGTCCCAGAACCCACATCTAATATATATGTTTTTTCGGTAGGATTGGTTTGCTGAATTAAATGACCAACTTCAAAATCGTTTTTTGCTTTACTAAAAACAAGTGTATCATATAAGGAGACATATAGTTCCCCATAAATATCAGGTAGTTGTGTATTCATTTTAAAATCATTTGTTTTTTCCTCAAACCCTTCTACTTGTTGTCTACCATAATTAATCATAAGAGATAGTGCAATAATAAAACCTAACAAATATAGAAATTTATGTAATAGTGTTGTGTGTATAAAAACATTAAATGATCTTTTTGCATTTTTCATTGTGTTTGTAATAGGCATTTGTATATATGTATTATATATATAAAAGTATATTATGAATGATACCGAGATAAATGATAAAAGAAGTAGTGCCGAATTTAAAGGTATTACTTTTTCTAAATTTCAAAAATCAAAAGTAAAATGCGAATTAATTAAATGTCTTGACTCATCAAAGGTAGAACCAGCTTGTTATTGGGCAGCAGAACTTGTATGCGCTGGTCATTTTTCGGATTTATGGGAAATTATTATATTATTTATTAGTAGGTATATTCATTTAGGTAATCCTAAATTGCCAATCTATATATCAATGCGAATACAAAATTTCAAGGATATTATATCAAATGGATATATTGGAAATGAATTAGCGTTACGAAACAATTTTAAAATCAGGCAACTTTTTTCAGAAATTATTAGTATTCTTTGCTGTTCTAGAAAAAAACATAGTATTGAACCGGTTAAAATACAAAAAAAGGATGAATTCAATATTACTCATATGTCGTCTCGGCTAAAAGCACCAAAAATAGATTATGTCAATGATATTTTTAAACCGGATGATCCAAAGGAATTATTCATTGCTATGAATGAGTTTGCCTATCACATATCAAAAGAATCAAAAAATAGTGTTAGTGCTTGTTATTGGTTAGAATGGATATTAGAGTATGAAACACTATGTAAACAAAAAAAAGAATTATGCTTAGGTGAAACACGTCAATTTGCACCAATTCAAGATAAATTTAAAAACGATATTATTTGGATTATATGGGATATACTATTAAAAGAAATATCAAAAGACACATTTAAAAGACCGCCACTTATTAAAAAAATTATCAATTCTTTATTAGAAATATTTAGTATTAAATACAGTTCTGGTGTTAAAAAACGCCGTAAATATTTATTGTATTTTTCAATTTCATTATTGACCGACCCGGTTGATTTAACTGTTGAAATTATTAAAAATAAAGAAGAAATTGATAAAATTGTTAAAAAAATTGGCGTGGTTTATAAGGATGTAAAAAAAAATGAAGAATCTCTCCAAACGGATTATTTGTTTGCTGGGGTTGAACGTTCAAATTTGGATAAAACCGTGGAGCGTTTAGAAAAGATGAATTCAATTATGATGAATCATTCTTAATATTTATTCTTAATATTTATTCTTAATATTTATT